AAATATTAAAAGTTCTGGATGAAGTATTTGCTGAATGTGAACACAAAGAAACTGGTGATAATTTAGAACTTCTTAGAACTATGTTTTTAGTAATTATGATGTTTGGAACTATTAATTTTCACAAAAGAAATATGATTGGTGTAGTTTTAAAGTCTATGATAACTGATGTAGTTAACGCTTTTAAAGATTTTAAAACTATGTGGCTTAAAGAAATTGATGATAGTGTAATAAGACTGGAGGAGCAGTTATGACAGATAGAGAAAAATTAGATATTGCTATTAAAAAATGTTTTGAATTACTAGAAGAATTAAAAGAAACTTCTAAGAAAAGAGTATTTTCAAAAGTAGATATAAATAAAAGTGCTGTTAAAAGAACTAGAATTATGATTAATCAATATTTGAAGGGTGTTGAGGAATAATGGAAAAAGAAAATGTGTTAGAGATAGAATTTAAAGAAGTTTGGAAAGATAGATGGGCTTGGAAAATAATTAAAAACGAGGTAGATTTCAAAAATACGGGTGGAGAAATAGTACTTCATCATATAAAAATAAACTGTGCAAATAAAGAGAATTTATATGTATTTCATAATTGGTTAGCAGAGTGGGAGCTAATAGATGACTATACTTTAATAGATTCAGATTTAAAAATAGATATACAAGATTTTGTTAATTATATTAATAAAAAATATGGAATACCTAAGAGATGGAGAGCAGACTATAATAAAATGTTTTATTTTATAGAAAGTTATGGAGAAGCTAATTGTATAAATGATATAAGAGCAGAGTCAGATACCAGCAAATATAAACTTGGAAACTATTTTAAAACAAAAGAAGAAGCACAAAAAATAATAGACAGCAAAGAATGGCAAGAGTTCTGGGATAAGGTAAGAGCAGGAGAGATTGGAGGAGATGAATAATGACACAAGAAATAATCAAAATAGTAGGGATAGAAGTGAAGATGCCATATCACGATGAAGCATATATAGTTGGTGAGAAACCTGATGGTCATATATCTGGGATAGTAAGAAATGCAGGTATTGTTAAAGAGATAAGATTGGCAGAGGACGATGATTCAATTCAAGAAAGAGATGTCATTTATATAAAAATGGAAAAAAATGGAATAATACTGGAATTATCAACAAGTCAACCAGGATTGAGAATAATTTGGGAGGAAGAATAAATGGAAATAATGCATGGAGATGTAAGAGAAGAGATAAAAAAAATAAAATCTAACTCTGTAGATTGCATAGTCACCTCTCCCCCATATTGGAGATTAAGAGATTATGGAGATAATAGACAATTGGGTTTAGAAGAAACACCTGCAGAATTTATTCAAAATCTTTGTAATATTTTTGATGAATGTTATAGAGTTCTCAAAGATACAGGAACCTTATTTGTAAATTTAGGAGATAGTTATAGTCATAGTAATAGCATTAGCACATTAGGAAGAAGAGGTTTTTATAAAGATGCTAAAGATAAAATTTTAAAGAAAACAAAATGCATGGCCAAAAAGAAAAGTCTTGTTGGAATACCAGCAATGTTCATGATAGAGATGATTAATAGAGGTTGGATTCTTAGAAATAAAATTATCTGGCAAAAAACAAATGTAATGCCAGAAAGTGTAAAAGATAGATTTACTAACGATTATGAGGAAGTATTCTTTTTTACTAAAAAAGAAAAATATTATTTTAATAAACTGTATGAACCTTATGCTGATAAAACTTTAAACTCTTTTAAAGATGGAAAAATACCTAACTCCCATAAATATTTAGAAGCAGGCAAAAGTAAATGTGGAATGAGAGAAGGTAAAGAATGGATAAGTATTGTGAGTGAAAAAGGTAGAAACATGAGGACAGTTTGGAGTATTGGAACTGTTGGGATAAAAGAAGCTCATTTTTCAACTTTTCCAAAGGAGCTTGCTAAAAGATGTATATCTGCAGGTTGTCCATGTAATGGTGTTGTTTTAGATATATTTTTGGGAAGTGGGACCACTTTAATTGTTGCTAAAGAATTAGGAATGCATGGAATAGGAATTGAGTTGATAAAAAAAAATATAGATATTATTAATAAGAGATTAAATAAGGAAGTGAAATGATGAAATACTTAAAAATAAAAGCAACAGATAAAAGAATAATTATAATAGATTTAGAGAAAGTTGTAAGTTATATGGTTGGAGATGATTTTGTAAATATAAATTATTATGGTGATGATTTTTTTCATTTTACAAGAGAAGATGATAAGTTTGGAATACAAGTAGAAAAATTTGAAACATTGAGAGTTTTTATACAAAATTTAGCAGGAGAAAAAATATGATTAAATATAACATAGAAATAAAATATCTGTTAAATGGTATAGAAGAAACTAGAAATATGTATTATAAATCTGTGAATATTTTAAATGATGATCAACAAGAGGAAGTTATTCAAGATTTTATAAACAATCTAAAAAATTTCTATGGAATTGATACCATATTAGAAACACATATTTGGGAACATGGCAAAGATAAAGAAAAGATTAATTTTAATAAACTTAAAAACTATAAATCTATATCATATGCAACAGCAATGGCTCAACTTGGGAAAGTAAAAGAAGAGTACCAGGAACTATTAAATGAAGTTGAGATAAAAAATGATAATTTTAGATATGTTAAAAACAGAGATAATTTTGTTGCAGAAGCATTAGACTTAGTAACTGCCACTATAAATTTATTATTGTTATGCAAAGTTACAGACTTAGATTTTAATAAGCATATAGAAAAATTAAATGCTTATAGAAATGGAAAGTACAAAAAATGAAGAGGTGGAATTGGTGAAAAAAGAAGAAGAAATTTATCAAAAAATTAGGGAGTTAGAAAATGATATAGCTGAATTTAAAGATATAATAAATAATAGCACTGACTGGGCTGAAAAAAAGTGATTATAACAGTCTTATTTTTGAGGTTGAGAAAAAAATATCATTATTAAATTGGGTATTGGAGGGGTAAATAATGATTGAGTATTTACAAGAATTAAGAGTAAAAGAAGCAAACCAAGTAAGAATTATAAATAGCCATGTGTTTAAAGAAAAACATATGACTGAAGATGAGTTAGAAGCAAAGAAAATTGAATTTTTTAAGAATATACAAGAGATATACTCTTTGGAAGGTATAAAGTTGGAAATAATTGAAAATTCTATAACAGAGGTGAGATAATGGTAACACAGGAACAAAAGATAATTTTTAGAAAGATGGAAGACATCTTGTATAGCTATAATAAATATGTAAATAAAATAAAAAAAGACTTAGAATATTTTAATAATCCTATTTTACTAAAAAGCTACAATATAGAAAAAATTTCTGGAAGTGGTTTTATGGAAGTTAAATCAGATATGGAGAGAATAGAAGAATTGAAGGTAAGAATCTCTAATGATATTAGCAGGCATGAAGAAATATTATTTAGAATTGATAGTGCATTGGATATGATAAAAGATCACAAGGATTATTCCATTGTTGATATGAAGTATTTAAATAATATGAGTTATGAAGATATTTCAGAAAAATTAGGAGTATCACTTAAAACAGTTTATGGAATGAGGAATAGAATTTTAGGAGCCCTAGAAATACATTTTAAGTTACAAAGATTAATAGAATTTTAGAAAAGGTAAAAACAGGGTAAAAATAGGGGTATGGTAAAGTAAAAAATAATGTGGTAGTATGGTAGCATATGAAATAAGTTTAGATGACTTGGCTATAAGAAGTTAATCTTCTTGGCTATCTGAGGGCGTGATAATTCCTCCCTTACTTAAATATAATGCAGTAGTTCAAGACTCTACTTTAAAAAAGTCTTGCCATACGGGGCATTAGCTCAACGAGTAGAGCACAGTCAACGGTCTGAAGGTTATTGGTGCAAATCCAATATGTCCCCCTTTAATAAAATTACATCAATACTTCTGTGGTTCTTAAATGAACAAGCTAAGGCTTTTACAGAAGTATTTTTTTATTATAAAACTGGAGGTGAAAAGATTGACTAAACAAGATTTATTTGTGAAAGAATATTTGAAAGACTTGAATGGTACACAAGCATATATCAGAGCAGGATATAAAGTTAAAGATGAAAATACTGCGGCTGTTAATGCTAGTAAATTGCTAAGAAATGCTAAGGTACAAGAAAAAATACAAGCAGCAATGAAAGAAAGAGAAAAAAGAACAGAAATAACACAAGATAGAGTATTAAAAGAGATTGCTAATTTAGCTTTTACAGACAGAACTGGAATAGTTAATCTTAATAATAATAGAGTTATAATTAAAAATTTTGATGAGTTGAGTCCTGAACAAAAAGCATGTATATCAGGAGTTAAAGAAACTAAACACGGGATAGAAGTAACATTTTATAATAAAGAAAAAGCATTAGAAATGCTAGGTAGACATTTAGGGATGTTTACTGAAAAACTAGAAGTTAAAGGAGAATTAAAAACAGAGGATCCATTTAAAGGATTATCCACAGATGAACTAAAAAAGGTGATATTTGGTGGAGATAAATAGTGAAGCAATAAAAAGAGCAAAATTAGAACTTGCAAGACGTGAGTTCTTTTTTTATTGTTATTTAAAATCTCCTGACTTCTACAAATACGAAAGACAATTTTTAGTGGATTTATGCAATGATTTACAGAATTTTCTTACAAGTGATGATGAAGTTCTTATTTTAAACCTTCCACCTAGACATGGAAAATCAAGAACAGTAGGAAACTTAGTAGAATGGTTACTTGGTAGAGATATAAATGCAAAAATTATTACAGGAAGTTATAACGAAACTTTATCAACTACGTTTTCTAAGAATGTTAGAAATACTATACAAGAAGTAAAAGCTGATAAAGATAAAATAGTTTTTTCAGATATATTTCCTGGTGTAAGTATAAAACAAGGTGATGGTGCTATGAACCTTTGGAGTTTAGAAGGTGGATACAATAACTATTTAGCAACTGCACCTGGTGGAACAGCAACAGGATTTGGTTGTAGTCTTATGATAATAGATGACTTAATCAAAAATAAAGAAGAAGCTTACAATGCTAATGTTTTAGATAAGCATTGGGAATGGTATGCACAAACAATGCTTTCAAGATTAGAAGAAGGTGGAAAAATAATAATTATAATGACTCGTTGGGTTAGTGGTGATTTAGCAGGTAGAGCTATTGAACATTATAAAGCAGAAGGGAAAAAGATTAAACATATCAAAATGAAAGCTGTTCAGGATGATAAAGGTACTATGCTTTGTGATGAAATATTAAGTTATAAATCTTTTTTATCAAAAGCTAAAGCTATGGGACCAGAAATAGCCTCAGCTAACTACCAGCAAGAGCCTATTGATGTGAAAGGTAGATTATACAGCGAATTTAAAACTTATGTTGATTTACCTAAAGAAAAAATAGTAAAAATTGTTTCTTATTGTGATACAGCAGACACAGGAGAAGATTTTTTATGTAATATCATTTATGCAGATTGCAAGGACAGTGCTTATATTATAGATGTTATCTATACCAAAGAAGCTATGGAAATAACAGAGCCACTTGTTGCAGAAGCATATAAAAAGTTTAATGTAAATGTTGCAGATATAGAAAGCAACAATGGTGGTAGAGCATTCGCAAGAAATATTGAAAGAATCACAAGAGACAAAGGAAATTATAAGACAGTTGTTAAATGGTTCCATCAAAGTGGAAATAAGATAGCAAGAATATTATCAAATAGTGCTTGGGTTAATGCAAATATCTATATGCCAGTTGATTGGAAAAATAAATGGAGTGAATTTGCAAAAGATATAATTTCATATCAAAAAGAAGGTAAAAACAAGCATGATGATGGACCAGATGCTTTAACTGGTGTTGCTGAAAAGATGGCAAGTGATGGATACAATTGGAACTTATAAAGGGAGTAAATATGTTTGAGTTTATAAAGAACTTGTTTAGGAGAAAAAAAGATATGAATGAAATACCTATAAAAGAATTAGAACTGATAATTAGAAACTTCTTAGCTAGTGAAGAATTAAAGAAAATGCAACTAGGAGATAATTATTACAAAGGTAAACATGACATTTTAAACAGAGTTAGAAAAGTAATAGGACAAGATGGGAATTTAGTTCCAGCAGCTAATTTAGCTAATAATAAAATTGTAGATAATATGTTTGCTAGTGCTGTGGATCAGAAAGCAGATTATTTATTGTCAAAAACACCTAGTCTTTCGTCAAAAGATGAAAATACAATAAAAAATTTAAATAAAATATTTAATAGTAAATTTTTCAAGCTATTACATTCAATAGGTAAAGGAACTTATTTGAATGGGATAGCTTTTTTATATATCTATTACAATGAAAAAAGTGAATTTTCTTTTAAGAAATTTAAAGGTACTGAAGTTATTCCTATATGGAAGGATAATGAACATACTGAACTTGACTACATTATAAGGATATATAAAACAAAAAAATTTACTGGATATGATTATAAAGAAATTACTAATGTTGAAGTTTATACATTAAATGGGATTGATCATTATACTTGGAATAATGGACTAAGTCCTTTGATTAAACATGAAAACTATATGAAAGTAGTAGATAAAGAATTTAACTGGGAATATTTACCAGTTATACCATTTAAGGTAGATGAAACAGAATTACCTTTAATTATGAAAGTAAAAAGTATTCAAGATGCAATTAATGAAGTAATAAGTGATTTCAAAAATAATATGGATGATAATTCAAGAACTACTATACTTATTGTTAAAAATTATAATGGACAAGGTGGAACTTTAAGACATAACATGAACCTTTATGGTTATATCCCTGTTGGTTCTGATGGTGGTGTTGATACATTAACTATTGAGGTTAATGCTGGAAACTATGAATCTATTTTAAAAATATTAAAAAAATCTTTTATAGAAAATGCAAAAGCATTTGATGCTAAGAGTGAAAAACTTCAAGGAAATATAAATCAGATGAATATCCAATCTATGTATTCTGATATAGATTTAGATGCAACAGCACTTGAAAGAGAATTCAAAGCTTCTTTAAAAATAGTATTGTGGTTTGTGAAGCAGCATTTAAAAGCTAATTTTAATGAAGATGATATAGATATCATATTTAATAAAGACATTTTGATTAATGAAAGTCAAGCTATTGAAGATTGTCAAAAATCTGTTGGAATAATAAGCACAGAAACAATAGTAGCTCAACATCCTTGGGTAAATGATTCTAAAGCTGAATTAGAAAAAATAAAAAAAGAAAAAGATAGTTCTGCTGAAGAAATAGATGAAATTTATGAAGGACATAATCATGAGTAATAACTATTGGATAGATAGATTTACAGCTGAAGAAAATAGAATCAATGAATTATCTAAGGAACAAGTAAAAGAAGCTAAAAAACAATATGATATAGCTTTAAAAAATACAAATCAAAAAATATATGAGTTTTATGCTAAATATGCAAAAGATAATAATATATCTATGTATGAAGCAAAACAAAGATTTAATAAAAAAGAACTAAAAGAATTTAAAATGTCTTTGAGTGAATATGTTAGAAAAGGTAAAAGCCTTAATATGAGTTCTGATAATAGTATTATAAAAGAGTTAAAAAATGTTAGTTCAAGAGTTCATATTGAAAGATTAGAAGCTTTAAAAATGGAAATTAAAGCTGAAATAGATTTATTAGCTAAGACTATGGAAAATAATTTAGATAAACATTTAAGAGAAGTTTATAGGGATACTTATTATAGAAGTGCTTACAATATCCAAAAAGGTTTAGATAAGTTTTCTAATATAGAAAAATTAAATCCTGATCTAATTGAAAGCTTAGTATATAAACCTTGGACAAAAGACAATACTAATTGGAGTAAAAGAATTTGGGGTAATGATGGTAAGTTAGTTAATACTTTACATACCAATTTAACCCAAAATATCATAACAGGAAAACCATTGAAAGAAGTTATTGACACTGTTGCAGAAAGATTTAATGTTGAAAAAAATATAGCATCTAGGCTAATAATGACAGAGAGTGCAGCATATCATTCAAGAGCTAAAGAAAAATGTATGAAGGATTTAGGCTGTGAAAAATATGAAGTTATAGCAACTCTTGATGATAGAACTTCATCTATTTGCAGGAGTATGGACAGTAAAGTATTTGATATGAAAGATTATCAAGTTGGGGTTACAGCTCCCCCTTTTCATTCTCATTGTAGATCAGTTACAGCTCCTTACTATGATAAAATAGATGGAGATATTAACCTAAGAGCTTCCAGAACAGAAGATGATGATTATAAGTTAGTAGATGTTAAAGATTATCAAGATTGGTATGATAGATATGTTGAAAGACATATTGAAAAAGTCTATATAAAATCAAATAGTAGTAAAACTAATCTTGAAAGTAAAAATAAATCTGATATAATTAAATTGAGAAATATAGCAATAGATAAGGAAATAAAAGAAAATATCTTAAAAGATATTAAGCATAAAGGTGGAATTTCGCCAACTGGAAAAACTATTCTAAGAAATTTAGGTTTAGATGAAAATATAAAACTTATAGATTTAGATGGTGCAAGAGGAGAAACTGATTTTGGTGAAATTTTAACTTCTAAAAAAGGAATAACTATTAATAAATTTAATGAGGTACATTTAGATTTGGATGACAAGAGAAAAATGTCTTATAGAGAAAAAACAATTTTTCATGAAAGCTATCATGCTAATCTGAATGGTAAAAAAATGGACTTAGGAAAAATAGTTTCTAGTGATTGGTTAGATATTGAGGAAGTTTTTGCAGAAACATCAGCACACTATTTATCAGAATTGGCAGGAATAAAAGAAAAAATGTCTTTATCGTATTCAGATAGAATAGTTCAAATCCTACCAAGATTAAAAAAATTCAGAAAATTTAAAGATTGTGAAACTATTTCTGATTTTGGAAGAATTGTATACTATGAAAGATATAAAGGTAAGAATGCTATATGGGGACCTATTAGAAAGATTGTTTTTAGTAAGGAATTAGATACCATAGAATATAGTAAACAATATTTAGAATATATAGAAAAGAATCAAAACAAAATTTTCACAATGTTTTATCGTAATACATTTGATTTATATGAAAACTTAGGTAAAGAAGACTTAAAAAAGATATTAAATAAAGGTTTCAAAGCAATGAAAGAAAAAAATAATATTAATGAATTTACTGAATTAGAAAAATATTCTTTCAATGTTGTTTTAGCTATAGCAATGAGATTAAAGGGGGTTAAATAATGATACTTTTATTACCTGATGATTTAATTAATTCAAAAAACTATGATGAAGTTTATAAGCTCATTGACTCATCATGCTTAGGAATAAATTTTCAGACCATAGATGACAATGGAAATAAAATAAAAATAAAAGAACTAAAAAAAAGAGAGGCTTTAAAAAAATTAGAAGAATTAGGAGAAACAAAAGTTCTTGAAAAATATAAAGCTGGGAAATATCGTCAAATATAAAATCATCGATATTTTCTTTTATATTAACAATTTAAGAGAGTTAAAGACTCTCTTTTTCTTTTGATTGGAGGTAAAAATGAATATAAAAGAAATACCAACTTGTGAATTAGTTGAGGAATTAGCAAAAAGAGAAGGAGTAGAAAAAATTGAAATTGAACCATATAAAGTTAAAATAAAAAAATTAGAAGGTCCTATGATTGTATTAAAAATTATTGATTAACATTTTCTATAAGTATATCCACCTTTTTTTATGTAAGTATCAAGATAACTACCAACTGAACTTGCATTTAAAAGTCCAGTGTAATGAAACTCAGGTACAGAATAATAAGCATAGGTTTGACCACTATGAAATTTTACATAAAGAGTTGATGTATTTTTATCATAACCAACAGAATGAACATTTGATGATGAAACTAAAATCATTTGTAACATTTTTAAATATCATCTCCTTTTATTTTTCTACTCCTGGCTTTAATTATATAGTAAATAATAATTTTTATAAACCCTTTTTGTTTTATCTCTTGACAAACTCTAACATATATAGTACAAATAGTATTATATTATTTTAGGGGGGAGAAAATGAAAAAGATATTAATTATTTTATTATCTACATTTTTATTGTTTGCTTGTGAGAGTAAAGAGGAGAGAGAGCTAAGAAAAGAAAGTGAAAGAAAGTTTAATGTAATTGTAGAAAAATTTGAGAAGGAAAAATATCAGAAAGTTCTTGATGAAATAAAAGTATTTGAAGAAAAATATCCTAATTTTATTAAAAAAGAAGAATTGCAAAAAATAAAGGAACAATCTGTAATTAAACTTCAAGAAGAAAATAAAAAATTAGAAAAATTAAAAGAAGAAGAAGCGAAAAGATTAGAAAAAGAAAAAATAATAGAAGAAAAAAGGATGGAAGTAAAAAAAGAAATCTTTAGTATTCTAAATAATCTTTCTCAAAAATATGATGAATTTCAAGATGTAACTTGGGTAACTAACAAAAGAGTAGAGAACAATATTTCTGTTTATGGTGGCTTTGATGGAAAAACTTATATAAAGCCAATGTTTTATAGATTAGTTGTTAGTTATACAGGTAAAGATTGGATATTTCTTGATAATATGATTGTTATAACAGATTCAGAGAAATATACAATAGATTTTCCTAAGCTAGAGCAAAAAACAGATGTTGGTTATGGATATGTTTATGAAACATATGATGTTTTTCTCGATAATACAAACAAAGGAATTGTTAGATCTATGGCAAACTCTGATAATGTGAAAATAAGATTAAAAGGCAGAGAAAATGTTTATGATTTTACTTTAACAAAAGCTGACAAAGCTGGATTAAAAGCAATGATTGACTTAATGGATAAGGAACAAGAATTATCAGAAATAAAATAACCCTAAGAGGAGTATAAAAGCTCCTCTTTTTTATTGCAAAGGAGAGTGATTATCTTCAAATAATTTCAATAATTATAAAAGATAATTCGTGTTTTTAGTATTACACACGTAAAAGAATAAGAGCTAAATTGTTGACATACAACGTTAAAAATGAAAGGAGCAAATAAATGAATAAGGATGAATTAATTAAGTTAGGACTAACAGAAGAACAAGCAACAAAGTTAATAGAAAAATATGGGAATATGATCCCACAAAGTAGATTTAATGAAGTTGTTGAAGAAAAGAATAAGTTGAAAGCAGATTTAACTGAAAGAGATAAACAATTATCCGAGTTAGAAAAGAATAATTCAAGTAATGAAGAACTTAAGAAACAAATTTCTGAATTACAAGAAAAGAATAAGGCTAGTGAGAAAGAATATCAAGAAACATTGGCTAAAATCAAACTTGATAATGCTTTAGAACTTGTTTTAACAACAGCAGGAGCTAAGAATAATATAGCTGTAAAAGCATTGTTAAAAATGGAAAATATAAAAATGGATAATGATAAAGTTATAGGTTTAACTGAGCAAATAGAAGAACTTAAAAAGACAAGTGATTATCTATTTAAAGTAGAGGACAAAACACCACCAGCACCAACAGGAACAACACCAGCTAATCCAAATGGCAATGGGAATCCTGTTGAATCTAAAATAACATTAGGTAGTGCTTTGGGGGCAATATACAATAATAACAAATAAAATTTTTAGGAGGTAAAATATGCCAGCAATAACATTAGCAGAAGTAAAACAAGGGCAATTAACAGATTTAGAAAAAGGGGTAATTGATGAATTTACAAGAGGAGATTATTTATTTCAAGCAATACCATTTGACCCAATAGCTAACCCAATAAAAGGTGGGGCAGGTTGGTCAGCGTCCTATGTACATTTAAGTGAAGAATCTCAAACAGGTTTCAGAGGTATCAATGGAAAGTATGATGATACATTTGCAAAAAAGAAAATGAAAACAGCAGAAGTAAAAGTTTATGGAGGTTCATTCTCTATTGATAGAGCATTAAGAGACCAAGGTGGAGTAGAAAATGAAGTTGCTTTTCAAATGGGACAATTAATTAAATCAGCAAGAAAAGGGTTCTCATATTATTTAATAAACGGATCAGTTGCAGCATCAGCTGAACAATTTGATGGACTTGATACTTTATTAAAGGGAACAGCTACTGATATGTTAGCTCATGCAACAGGATTTGATTTTTCAACATTTGATAAGGTTAAAGCAAATGCACTTGAATTTACAACAAAATTAGATGAATGGTTATCATTATTAAGTGAAAAACCACATGCCTTAATAGGTAACTCTAAGATGATTACAAAGATAAAAGCTGCAGCAAAAGTAGCTGGATTATATACTCTAACTCCATCAACTTATGGTGAACAAATTGATTCTTATGATGGGATTCCTTTAATTAAAGTTGAAAAATACACTCCTAAGGGAGAAACAGTTGCAAAAGAAACAATAGCTATTGATACTGCTACTGGAAACACTTCATTATATGCAGTAAGATTTGGAGAAGATGCGTTATCAGTTGCTTCACCATCTTCTGGGAAAATAATAGATGTAATTGCTCCTGACTTCAATGTAGCTTCTGAACAAGCAAGAGGACTTGTAGAATTAAGAGGAGTACCTATATTAAAAACTTCTAAATCATGTGGAGTATTAAGAAATATAAAAGTACAATAGGAGGTAAAATATGTTTATAATAAAAACTAAAAATGAAGGGTATACTGGTGAAATATCTGGTATACCTTTTTTAAATGGGGTAGCAAAAGTTGAGAACTTATCAGCAACTGATGTAGAGTGGTTTAAATCTTATGGCCACACAGTAGAAGAAGAAACAGAAAAAGTAGAAGAAAATACTGTTGAAGAAACAAATTCAGAAGAAGCAGGTAAAAATAAAAAAGGAAGATAATTATGATAGATATTGTTGTGGATAAAGTTAAAATTATAGAGGACCTAAAAAATATGTTACTTGGATATAATTATACTTTACAAGATAATGATAAACTATTTGATATTATCTTACCTAAGAATTTACAAAACCTTAAAAATATCTTAAATAGAAAAGAAGTGCCAGATGAGTTATATTATGTATTTCTATGTAGATGTGCAGGAGATTATCTTAATACAAAATATTCCACAAATACTTTGAATATAGATACTCTTAATTTTGAACCAATATTAGCTTCAATTACTGAAGGTAGAGTTTCTATGAGTTTTAAAGGTAATACTAATCAAGAAACTTTTTCTAATCTAATACTAGGGCTAATAAATTATGGGAAGCAAGAAATATATAGGTATAGATTTGTGGGGTGGTAAATATGTTTGATTATGCTAGAAGAATACTAGAAAAAACATACACTGGGAAATGTAATATTTATTGTACTGAACTATTTACAGATGAAAATGGAATAACAGATGAAAGAGAAGGGGTATTAGTTAAATCTAATATCCCGTGCCTTTTATCCTATGAAAGTAATCCAGTAGTTATTCAAGGTAATTATGGGGTTGCTACGTCTACGATAGTTCTATTTTTAAGTCCAGATATAGAAATTCCTTTAAATTCTGAAATTGAAGTAACTCAAAATGGAATCATAAAGAAGTATAAACATAGTGGGGAAATAGCAATGTATAAGACACATCAGGAAATAACTTTAGATAGTGAAAGGAAAGCCTGATGAAATTAAATATTGATATTTCTGAATTTAAAAGATTTACTGAAAAAAATGTAAAAAAATTAAAAGAAAATTATGATAAAGCTATTGATGATTCTTTGAATGAGTTAGGTGGAAGGTTATTGAATAAAGTTATAAGAAAAACTCCTGTTGGAAAAAGTATAAAAGGTTTTAAATACTTTGGAGATAAAACAGGAGAACTTGCAAGGTATACAAAAGGTAAAAATAAAGGCAAATATAAAACTAAAACTATTACTACTCATACTGGTGGAAATTTAAGAAGAAGTTGGTATATATCTAAAGTTATAAAGAGTGATGATAAAAGATTTATTACTCTTTATAATGTTGCAAGATATGCTGTTTATGTTGAATATGGACATAGACAAACACCTGGCAGATTTGTACCAGTAATTGGCAAAAAATTAAAAGCTAGTTGGGTAAAAGGTAGATTTATGATGACTAATTCAGTAACTGAAATAAATAAAATTAGACAAGCAGTATTTAATAGGAATTTAGCTAAATATATGGAGGATAAAGAGTAATGAAGGTTTTAAATAATATAGCAAAAGCTATCACAAAAAATTATCCTGGTAAAAAAATAAATATCAATGATATAACACAAGGTTTTACAACTCCTAGTTTTACATTACAATTAGTAAATCATAGAGACACTACAATAGCAGGAGTTAAATTTAACAAGGTCTATACTGTTGATGTTATTTATCATGGAGAAAGAGATTTAGATATATTTCAAGTAGCAGATGAATTAATAGATAAAATTACCCTTGATATTCAAGATTTTAAAGTTTTGAATTATGAGATTGAGATAATTGATAAAGAAGCTCATACAATTATAGAGTTGATGGAATGTAATATCAAAAAAGTTAATTTAGAAAATGATAATTCATTCTATTCTAAATTGAAAAAGACTATTGAAAAAATAAGTCAAAAAAAATGTGATTTTATTAATACAGACCTTACAGGAGTGGATTTGAAGCAAGGAATATTTATAATTCAACCTCAAGATTTAAGTGCAGAAACAATAAGTATTAACCACAAAAAACAATATGACAGAACTATAAATCTAATCTATCTTGAGGATAATTATTCAAATATAATGCCATCTATTACTTGGTTTGAAAAGCAAATGAAATTACTATGTGAAGATTTAGAATTAAGAAAAAATTATATAAATATGGATTATTCAGTAAGTTTTAATTATGGTAATGAAGATGAGATATATAGCACAATAGTTAATATTAATGCTGAAATAACTGTGAAAGAGAGGTAAATATGGATATACAATTTTTAGTTGGAAAACAAACTGCAGAGGGAACTGCTAAATTAACAGGGCTTAGTCAATTAGATTGTACAAATTATGGAGTAGTCCCTAAAGTAAATAAGACAACAAGTAAAGCAATAGGTGCTGGAAGATGGGAAAGAGATGGTTTTGTATCAAAGGTTGAAGTCAATGGAGATTTAACTATTGAAGCAACAACAGGGCAATTAGAAATATTATTAGAAGGTGCTGGATTTAAAGGAACAAAGGATAATAAAAATCATAATTTTTTACCTGGATCATTTGATAGTTTCTTAACACTTATTTCAAATAATAATGAAGATGATATAGCAGAATATGCTCAAGATTGTTTAGTGTCTAGCTTAAAGATAAGTACTCAAATGGAAGCATTTGTAAATGTAACTGCTAATATTATAGGTAAAGAACATAAGATATTAAACAATAAAATAAGTGCTACTCCTGTTGCATTAAAAGGAGAATCGTTAATTTGTTTAGGGGCTGTTATAAAAGAAACTTCAACAGATATGACTGCAAAGATAGAATCAATAGACATTAATATTGATAATAAACTTGAAGGAAAAGGTGCTTTAAATACAGTCTATACAACTAAAATTAGACAAGCTGATAGAGGGACAGTTGGACTTAATTTAACTTTTAATAGTTTTGATAAGGATAGCTATAAAAAAGCATATGAGTTATTAAGAAAAAACACTTCTTATGTTATAGAAGTTACTTTAGCAGAAACAACAGATCCGACAAAAACTGTTAAATTAGAGTTTCCAAATGTAAAAGTATCTAATGTAGAAGCAACTAATTTAGATAGTGCTGGTGGAATGACAAAAGAATTAACTGCATATTATGATAAAGTAGCACAAACACCAGTTAAAATAACATTTAAAAATTATCATGATGCATAAGGAGTAGGAAATGAAAAAAGAAATAAAAGAGGAAATTAAAGAACCTATTGAAGAAAAGAAAGTTAGTAATATAGTTAATTATGGAAAAGATGGAGATATTATAGCAGTTGAAACAGTAGGAACATTCAGAAATATGATGAATTATTATAACAAGCCTCGTGAAACTGTTAGAGTTTTATCTGATGCAAAAGCTTTTGAAACTGTTAAGATTCATTATTCTTTTGAAGAGATGCCAGAGTTTGAACTTATATTAGCACAAACTTTAAAAATCACTTTAGAAAATAAAGAAGTGGATAAGACAGCAGAAAACTTAATGAAATTCTTTGATAAAGAACCATATACATTCCAAAAAATATTGGATGAAATTAAAAAGAACTCTGAAAACAGGGGTTTCAAGATATAGAACAAGTCTATTATAAGGCTTGTTCTTTTTACATGAGAGGACATAAGACAGCCAATAAGGAAAAGTATCAAAAAATAATTAATGACATTCACAGATATAATATGTACTTTGAAACTAAAGGTATGGATAGTTCTTATTATTATATCCACAGATTGCCTTTAAATCTTGGTTATGATGAGCATCCTTATTGGCTTATTGAAAAAATGAATTTTATTTTAAGAGTAACAAATAAAACTTATTCTGAAGTAAGAAAAAGGGGAAGTTGATATGAGTGATAAGAAATTAAAAACAGTTATAGAAGTTGTTGATAAATATTCAAAAGAATTAAAAGACTTCTCTAAAAAAATAAATGAAACAAATGATGAGCTAAAGAAACTTCAAGATAATTTTGCTAAGGGTAGTGATGGAGCTAAAAAACTATCAGATTCATTAAGTTTAATTAAAAAAATTGGAGTAGGTGCAGCAGTTTTATATGTTGGTAATAAAATAAAAGATTTAGGTAAGTTTGCAATAGAAAGTGCATCTAAAATGGATGAATTAGCAAATGTAACTAGACAAGTCTTTGAAAGTTCTACAAAAGAGATAGAACAATGGGCAAAAACTATTGATAAAGAAGTTGGTAGAAGCATTTACCAAATGCAAAATTTCGCTAGTGTTTATGGTTCTATGTTTAAAGGAGCTGGATTTGATACTTCATTTTTTAAGAAGATATCTAAGGATTTAGCAACATTCACTGCTGACTTTTCTTCTTTCTTTAATGTTACAGATGATGAAGCTTTTACAGCAATAAAAGGAGCATTAACTGGAGAAACAGAAGCATTAAAAAGGTATGGGCTTATCTTAAATGATACTACTATGGCAGAATATGCTTTAGCACAAGGGATAAAAGAAAAATGGCAGAACTTAGATACTGCAACAAAAATGCAGTTGAGATATAACAAGTTAATGGAAATGACAACATACATCCAAGGCGATGCAAGTAGAACTATTGATGGATATGCTAACTCATTAAAAAAAGCAGAAGGATTAATAGATAATATAGCAACAGCTATGGGGCATAAGTTATTACCATTTGCAACTAAGGTTGTTCATATGTTTAATGGAATTGCAGAAGCTGTTGATGATATGTTAAGTAAAAAATCAAGCACTGATTATCTATTTGATTTTGTAAAAGAAAAACAAAATCTAGATGATTTAAAAAATAGATATGTAGAATTGTCAAAAATGTATCTTGAGGGTTTAGGAACTCCTGAAAGTGAAAGAGAAAGAAATGAAATATATGAAAGATTGTTAGCTATGTATCCTGATTTAATTGGAAAAATTGGAAAAGAAGCAGAAGCTTATTATAAAGTAGCAGAAGCTATTGAAGTCGTTATAAGACAACTAAAAGAAAAAGCATTGGCAGAATATGCTAGTGATAAATTTAAAGAAATTATTGCTGATACAGATAAAGATTTAAAAACTGTTCAAAAAAAGCAAGAAGAAAGAGAAGAACAGAGATTAAGATTATTAGCAGAAACTGGTGTTGATTATAGCAAAATAAGTTCAAGAAAGTTAAAAAAAATAAGTGAGCTTCATGAAAGAGCAGCTAATGGAGATGAGAAAGCACAAGAAGAGTTAGGAAAATTAACTAGAAGATATGGTGGAAGAACAAAAAAAGGATTTATTAAAACTGGAAGTGCAGGGATAATTGAGTATGCCAATGATGAAAAAACTAGAAAGAATATTAGTGAAGAAGCTCAAAAAAAGGCAGAGGAAAATTTAAAGAAAAGAACTGCTGAATTTGAAAGGGGCTATAATTCATTAGCTAATACTTTAGATATTGTATCAAATTCAAATTTAAGTAAAACCTCTACAACAAAAGAATATGAAAAAAATATTAAAGAATTAAAAGGAAAAGTACAGTCAACTAAAGAAAAGTATAAAGAAATAAATGAATTAGATAAAATAGCAACTGAAAATGCAGAACAATTATTATCTAATTGGAAAAGTGGTAAATACAATAATGCAAATTTAAAAGAGTTAAGAGATATTCATAAAAAAATAGTAGCTTCTGGAATAGACCCTGTTACTGCTTCTGAAATTCAATCTAAAATAACTCAGTTAGAATCTCTTGAAGGGAAAACAGAAAAAACAGCTAAGGCTATAAAAACTCATAGTAAATCAATAGTTCAAAGTGTAAAAGATATCTATGGTGCATTTCAAAAAGATATGCAAAATCAGGTTGATTATGACGATATTTTAGGTACTGCTGATATAGATAAAATTAAAAATCAAATAAGTATTTTAAAAAGATATATAAAAGAAGCAGTTGATAATGGGCAAATAGATTTAGCTAAAAGTCTACAAATTCAGTTGCAAGAAAAAGAATTTAAAATTAAAAAATTTGATATTGATGAGGCTTTGGATAAAGTTAAAGAAAAAATAGAAGATTTAGAAATAAATTTTAGCAAAGGAAAAATTTCTGAAGAAAACTATCATGAGGAAAGAGTGAAAGTTCTTGGAGATTTAATAAAAACTTATGAAAAACATAATATTGACTTAGATAAATTATCTGAAGAAGATGCTAGACATTTGAGAGAATCTATTGAAATGGCTAAACAAAAGAAAAAAGCATCAGAAGATGAAGTAGAGCATTTACAAGCAATCGCATTTAAATTAAAAAAAGTTAATGAGGCTTTGGATAGTATAAATTCTTTAGCTTCTTCTTTTTCGCAATTAGGGCAAGTTACTGGAAGTAAAACAATAGGAAACATTGGTGGGGTATTAAGTAATATTTTTAATATTGGAACTTCTTTCAATAATCTAGGTGATATTAAATCAATAGCAAAAATCTTTTCTGGTGGGTTAGGAAATTTTACAGCAGGAATGAATTCATTAAGTTCTCTTGTAGGAATAGCAACTGGAGGATTAGGTATAGTTAAATCATTAGGTTCTGTAATAGGTTTTAGAAAAGGCAAAAACAAAGCTGCAGAAATAGATAACAGAAATAGAGAAAATGAAAACAGATACCATGAACAAATAAAGGCTATGCAAACTTTAACTGAAGCATTAAAGAAAAATGCTGACTATGTAAAGAATTTTACAGATAGAATTTTAACAGAAGCAGCTAAGAACCCAACTTTATCATTTTTGGGCAATAGTAATAGAAACATAGATTTATTTCAACAAGCTATGCTAAATGGTAAGCATTTCAGTGATATATCCGCATTAGAAAAAGGCTCTACAAGGTACAGTAGAGGCTTTGGAAGAAGAAAAAAATCAAAAGATACATACACTGCTGTAAGTGTTGGAGAAGCCCAATTATTGAAGTATTTAGGATTTGATAAAACTGAACTTGATGCTTTTACTGATAGTGAAATGAGACAACTTAATAATGCTTTAAAGAATGTATCTCATAATGATTTAGTAAAAGCTACTGGAAGAAACTTAACTCAATCTAATTTAGATGAGTGGAAAAAGCAAATAAGTGAGTTTGTATCACAGCTGGATCTATTGCAAAAAGAAAAAAAAGATTTATTCAGAGGATCAACTCTTGATAGTTTTACTGGTGTTGATTATTCTTCTGAAAAGAAATTGATCCAAGAATACACAGAGCAATTTAAACAAATGGGACTTGTTGGTGAACAGTATAACTCTACTATTAAAGAAATGGCTAGAAATAATCAAGTCTTAGTTACTGCTATGCAAGATGTAAGAGCTCAAACAATTGAGGGCTTGGCTAGTGGCAATGGTGGATTTGTAACATCAATGAAAAGCTACTTTGAAAAGATATTTAAAAATGCTAGTTCTGTTGTTTATGATGTGGCTTTTTCTGATTTGGATAGATACTTTAATGATGAATTTAAGAAAATATCTGAAAAACTAGTAAATATTAAGAAAACTGGAAAGCTAAATTTTAATGATTTACTTGCTGGAGTTGATTTTAGTAAGTTAAAACTAGCAGAAAGCATAGAAACACAGGCTAAAAAGTCTCTTGATACTATAAAACAATTTTTATTGAGTAGAGGTATTGATATATCAATAATCAATAAAATACTCCCAAACAGTGATTTTAACGACAAACTTAATGATATGAAAAATGCTTTAAGTTCAGCAATGAATGAAGCTCAAAAAGAAAAGAAATTTGATAGCTTTACAAAAAGTTTAGGAGAGTCTTTATATGAAAGTACAAAAGCTAGTCTAATAAAAGCATTTTCAGAAAGTTCAATATATCAAGGCTTAATATCTAAGTTTATAAATACTAAGGATATGAAAGCAGAGATAGAAAAGGCAGGTACATTTGAGGGAGCATTTAACATCATAAAAAATAAATTGAAAGATTTTGGATATAGATTAGAAAGTAATGGACTAGGTGGATTTGATGCTATTAATAATAAAGATAACATAGAAAATCAGCTTGGAAATGCTTACTATCAAGACAAGTCTTCTAATGTAGAAATTAAGGTTACAAATAATTTCTATGAAAAAGTTTATGGGGTAGATGACTTAGAAGGAAGAATTTTAAAAGGAGTAAATAAAGGTATAGAACTTTGGACTAAAAGACCAAAAGTAGCACCATAGGAGGAATAATGCAAAGTTATATAAATAATTACCTATATGTAGCTAAAATAATAAATATTAGTAAAAATAAGGATATTACAGATTATATAGATGACTGTAATATTACTTTACCTAAGACTAGCGAAATTTCTTCTATGGAGGCTAGTTTTGTTATAGAAGAAAAATTAATAGATACAGGCAATGAAGTAAAAATAGAAGTTTTAGATGAAAAGAAAAAGGTACTCTATTCTTTAGAAGGGAAAGCAACTTTAGAGAAAAGAAATAAAAGTTATACAGGGAAAGAGGCATTTACTTATTCTATTAAAGATAATTATGATAAGTTGTTTGATAAAGTAGTGCCTGAAACAATGGTTTTCTTTGATCTATTTTTTTGTAATATAAATGATAAACATAATTCTTTACTTCATATAGTTGCAAATAAATTAGGTTTTAGAGATGAGCAATTAGACTTCGCAAATATAGCTTTTGATGACGGAAGTTTAATGAGAGTACCATTTGTACTTTTTGAGCAAGATGAAAGATGGATTGATATTTTACAAAGATTTATAAAAGCTACAGATAGCATTTTATATATTAAGGATAAAAAATTATTTTCAAGACCTCGTAATTTTATGTTAAATGAGGTTTTAAAGTTTGATAGGACTAATATTATCACTGAAATAGCTGAAACGTTTAAAAGCGTATTATACAACGGAATACGTGTAAATTATGATAGATTTATAAAATTAGAAAACCAAGTTGTCTTTAATTTATCTCAAAAAATAATTTTGGATAAGGCTAAACGGATAAACACAAATTTAGTTGAAAATTATGAAAGTAAAGCTATTAGGATAACTTATACAACATCTAGTGTATCTAATCCGACACTTACTAAAGCAACAGGGTACTATTTTACTAGGGAAGATGATATAAAAAGTAAAGTAGATATAAATCTTATAAAAGGAACGCATTACACTATTGAAAAGTGGGAAGAAACACAAGCAATAGTTAAATTTATTAATCCATTCCCTTATAAATTTTACATAGAAAACTTTGAAATAAAAGGACTTCCACTTATAAAATACCAAGATAATGAGGCTACTGTAAAAAAAACAAATGTAAAAGAGAAGAGACAAGAAAATTTTATAGTTATACAGAAAAATAGAGAAGTGCAAACAGAAAAAATCGCTAAACATATAGCCTTATCGGAATATAAAGCACAAATCTTAAATAATAGAACTTTTAATTTTAACACTTATTTTCTAAAAAATATTGAATTAGGAGAGGTTTATAAACTAGAACTTGAGGATATTAATACAGTTGTAAGAGTAACAAATATTCAAATATCACTAAAACCTGCACAATTTGAAATGAGAATAGAAACAGAATGTATTGAAAATAATGGGCAGTTTACTTATTCTAATGTTCTATCTGGAAAAAGCAATAATAACTTTATAGATTTAAAACCTCTTCAGGAAAAAATAGATGAGAACAGTAAAAATCTAAGGGTTTTAGATAGAGATGTGAGAAGTAAACTTTTCAGACAGAAAACAGAACCTAATATTTCTGATGTAAAAGAAAATGATATTTGGCTAAACCCAGATACAAATATATGGAAGAAATATTACAATAATACTTGGAATCCAATCAGTGAAGAAGAAATTTTACCAGCTATGAAAATGTACAACTCTATAGAGGGAAATGTTATAAAACTGCAAGGTACAGCTGACAAGGTTGGAGCATATCTTTTAAATAGCGGTGAAAAATTTGGAAGTTTAAATGGAGAACTTGCTCATGTAACTTTTGATAAAATGGGGCAATTTGAGGCAGAAAACCCTAATAATAGAGTGGCTTTAAATATTAAAGATCCAGCTAACCCATCAAGAATTACATCACAAATATTATTGGGAGTTACTGATATAACAGATAGAAAATGGAAAGACACTATATTTGCTATTGGAGATGAAGCAAGTAGTAATAGAATAGAGTTTAAAAATAATCAGGTTTATCAAACTGTTAATGGTGTAGAGATAGGAACAAAAATAAGGAATGTAGAAACTGCTATTGGTGGAGTGAATAAAGCAACAGTAGAGGCAAAAAATATAGCAAATACAGCTCAAACATCAGCTAATGGAGCTAAAACTGCAGCAATAAATGCCCAAACAAGTGCAAATAATGCAATGAATAAAGCTAATAGCGCATATAATCTAGCCAATACATCACAAAGTAAAGCTAATAGCGCATATAGCTATGCAAATACAGTGGAAGGCGCATTAAATCAAGGAAATTTTACAGTAACAGGAAAAACAGTATTTGATGGTTCAGCTAGATTTGTATCAAGAGGTACTAATGAAGTAATAACTATAGCTAATGGTGCAATAGATTTTTATAGAAATGGAATAAGATTAACAAGAATTAAAAATATTAGATATGGAATTATAGCTACTGATAGCAAAGGAAAAGGTGTTGTAAATTTTGATGGATTCCAACAGCCTATGATAGTTCTACCTACAATAAAATCAGCAAATTTTGGCAAAAATATGGCTAGTATTCACTGTTTTGCTGAGCACATATCTGGCACTCAATACAAGTTTTATGTTTATGGAACAAATGAAGATTATAGGGAAGCTAGTCCAGTTAAAGTAGTAGGTACTCATTGGACTATGAATAATGTTGTTATTACTACACTTTTAGGGATAACTGGATTTACAGATAGAATTTATATAAGAGAAACATATCAAAATATAAAAGGATTAAATGTAAAACAAGAACGATTTGAAGATCATAGAAAAGAATATTATGAGCTTATAAATAACCAAAGTTATTTAAAAATAATAAAAAGACCCTCATTAAATGTAAAAATAAAAAGAAATAATGAAATTATATTTAATAAAAATTATAATATCGTATTTAATTTCAATCAAAAAAATAGTTATCATCTTGAATATTCAATCGAATCTTTAAATATTAATTCTGCATTTAATATTTTAAAAAGATTTGCAACAAGAACCAATGTTATTTATACATTAGAGATTCAAATTCTTGAAAATAAATTAGAAATACAAGGTGAGGAATATGTAAAAGGACATAGTGGAGGTTCTGAAAATGGCACGGATTTTATAAGTCGTACTGTATTTAATGGAGTAATTTTTAACTTAACAATAGCACATTTTAAAGGCTTATCTATAACAGCAAGTGCAGAAACATCAACATTATCTAATGCAACTGGGAGTGGAGAAGTACAATATATAGCAATGGAGGTAGATTAATATGTATTTTTATTTAAATAAAGAAAGATTATTAAATGGAGAAGTTACTGTAATATTTCAAACGGAAAATCAAATACCAAACTATAAAGAAATAACAAATTTTGGGGTATTAGTTGAGTTTAAAGGGGATAATATTCCAGCTGTCTGGGAATATTCAGAAGCAGAAGATGTCTTATATGACATAAATGACAAGCCTAGTCCTTATCATATTTTAAAAAATAAAAAATGGATAGTTGAGGATAAAGATGGTTTTAAGGAATATTGTTTTAATAATATAGATGCTATAAAACAAGAAATTCTTGAATATGGCTTTGATTACGAAATAACGAACGGTGATAAGCATAGACAGAGATGCAGAAATGATGATATAGCAAAAATGGTAGCTACAGTTGTATCTCTCCAACTTGCGAAATCACTTGGAGTAGAGCAAAAAGTAACATGGTACTTTGAGGACAATGTAGGAATGACTGTTGGGTTATTAGAATTAGGAAAACTAATGCTTTTTGGAACAACATTTATACAGTCAGTCTATGATACAGAGAATTACTTCAAAACATTAAAAGATATTAAAAAAATTTCTAAAATTGAATTTGAAATCAAAAGAAAAGAAATACATCTGAATCTAGCAAAAAGCTAATTTTAAGAGTTTTTAAAAATAAAGGTAGTTTTATATAGCTACCTTTTTTTAATAATTTTAAATGACAAATTATAAGGTCAGTTTAATAATTTTTATATAAAGGAGTTGATAAATATGTACACTTTATCACAAACCAGCTTGGATAAATTAAAAGGGGTACATCCAAACCTAGTAAATTTTTTAAAAGAGTTAATTTTAATAAGCCCTTGGGATTTTAAGATTACAGCAGGAGTTAGAACAGCAGCAGAACAAAATTTAGAATATCAAAAAGGTAGAACATTACCTGGAATAAAAGTAACAAAAGTAGACGGTTATAAGCAAAAGTCTAATCATCAAATTAAGTTTGATGGTCTTGGTTATGCTGCAGATATTGGAGTTCTTGTAAAAGAAAAGATTAAAACAGTAGTAATAGAAAATGGCAAAAAAGTAGAAAAGATTGTAGAAAAATTAATTTATAAAGGTGATTGGAGAGATTTCCATTACTATCAAGATATTTATAATACTGCTAAAAAAGCAGGTCTATTAGAAAAATATCGTATTGAATGGGGTGGGAATTGTTGGGTATCTTTTAAAGATGGTCCACATTGGCAAATAAAAGGTGCAGATAAGGTAGCTTTTAAATAATAAACAGTCTGTCCAGACAGTTATTATAAAAAATTTTAGGAGGTTTTACTTATGAAAGATTTAGTAGTTGGATTAATTTTAAAATTATGGGCATTTTTAACAGGGTTGATGGAGCAGTAACATTTATAATAGAAAGAACAAATAGCCTACCATTTATAGCAAGAGTTATAATTAGAAAATTTTTAAGTAGAAAAAGAATGATAGACATTATAGAAACAACACTACAAAAGTTTTCTAATGTGTTTGGTACTGGTAGAAAAATAGACATCAAAGGAAATGAAGAAGATGGAGAAAACTAAATTAATCCTGGAACCAATTTCAAATGGGAAAGCAGTTTTAATGCAAGATTATATTTATAGCATTAATGGGTATGATATAAAAGTTTTCAAAGGATTTGTAACGGATGGGGCATCAGTACCTCATTCTTTACAATGGCTGTATAACCCATTCGGAAAATACATCAAGGCAGCAGTTATCCACGATTATTTGTACTCCACATATAATAATACTGGTATAAATAGAACTCTTTCAGATAAAATATTTAGACATATTATGAAAGAAACTGGTGTTGATAGTAGAATTGTAAGGAAATTCTATGCAGCTGTTAAATATTTTGGAGCAACATCCTGGAAAACTAAATTACAAAATGAGGGATACAAGGATAGAGCTATAATTGATAGAACTAAGGAGGCTAAGGAATATTATAACCATTGGTATAAAGTGTTAGGGATTAGGTGATATTATGGAAAAAACTTTACTAGAATACGGTGTAGTAGGGGCTATTTTACTGTATTTTCTATGGAAAGATAGTAAGACATTTGAAATTTATAGAACTACTATGCAGAAGATAGTAGACCAGTTGGAAGCGATGCAAAAGGACCAAACAGAATTAAAAAAAGACATGGAGGAGATTAAGAAATTTATAAAGTAATGGGGTGGGATTTTATCCTACCCCATTACTTTTTTAGTGTAAACTTTTTTAAAAAAAATTTTACATCAGATATTTTAAAATCTTTTAAACTTATGAATTTACTATATATTTAGTGAGTAAAAAAATATTTTAAAAAAATAAAAAAAAGTATTGACATATACACTTGTATATAGTATAATTAAATCAAGTTAAGGGAATGCTTAACAAATAAAAATTAAAAGGAGGTCATTAAAATGACAAAATTATGGAAAGAAGTAAAAGGATTAGTAAAAGGAACTAATGTAGACAAGGACAATTTAGACAAAAAAACAGGTGAATGTATTGTTGATTTGATTGGGGGACAATACAATGGTTGGGCAGTTGCAGGAAAAATTATTGATGATGAATTAATAATTGATGATAATGCAAAAGTATACGACCCTACTAAATAATAAAAAAGCCTACTAAATAGCAGACTTTTTAGAAATGGTATAATTACCGCGCTAAAGTAATTGTACCATTTCTTTTTATAAATGTAAAGGAGGATAAATGGAAAAAGATAAAGCTGTAAAAAAATATAGAACTACTGAAAAAGGGAGAAAAAACACATATTACACGAATACAAAAAGTGCGTGTAAGAAATTTTTATTAACTATGTCTACAAAAGAAGATTTTGAGTTAGCAAAAACTTGGATTGAAGAAGGTGAAAAAAGATGGAAGCTTTAAGAATTATCTTAAAACAAAGTTCAGCAAATTATAGAAAAGCAGGAACAGTTGATAATAAAATGACTTATCCTTTGCCTATACCTGCAACAGTGATAGGAGCATTACATAACATTTGTAGATATACTGAATATCATTCTATGGATATCAGTATTCAAGGAAATTTTGAAGCAGTATCTAAAGATATGTATAAGAATATAACCGTTTTAAACTCTATCTCAGATAGAGGAACACTTGTAAAAATGGTAGGGCCCTATACAATTTCTAATGCTTATATAGAAGTTGCAGAAGCTATAGAAGATAATTGTAATTTTATAACTGAAAAAAATATAAAAGTTAAGAACAGAGAACTGTTAGAAGAATTTAAGAGTTTAAAACTTTTAAAAGAAAAATTAGATTCAGAGAAAAAAATTAAAACTGAAGAATTTAAAAAGATAAAAAAAGAATTATCTGATAAAGATGAGCTAAAAAAAATAAGAATAGAAGAAAAAAAATATAATGAAGAATTTAAAAAGTTTGAAGAAGAAAACTATTTGAAGCCTTATAGTCAATTTAGAACTATCGTAAAAAAGCCAATGTTTTATGAATTATTAAATAATATTTTCTTGATTTTACATATAAAATCAGATGAACAGACTCTAAAAGATATAGAAAATAATATTTTCAATTTACAATCAATAGGAAGAAGTGAGGACTTTGTTGAAGTGATTGAATGTAAAATGGTTGAGTTGCAAGAGTTTGATACTGAAATAAAATCTGCTGAAGGACTATCTATATATCTAAATTATAACGATTTTCAAGAAGAAAAAATTTTTAATTTAGATATTGATGGAAATTTGTCAAAATCTGGAACTAAATATTATTTAGATAAAAATTATAAAATAGTTGATAGTAAAAGAGAGTTTAAAAAAGTATTAGCTATATATAGTAATTACTTTAAAGCTAATAATAGTAGTGAAAATGTAAAGCTAGATGATTATAATAACATTAAATTATTAGTAAACTTTATATAAAACAAAAGAGGGGTTGACATCCCCCTCTTTTTATGGTTTCTTGAAAAAGAATCCATTGACATTACTGTATATTAATTATATCATAAAAAAATTTTTTGTCAAAAAAAGAGCAGGTTTTAACCTGCTTTTCTAATATAGTAATACATAAAAAAATATTTAAAATAGACTATATCTAAATTTAAATTCTAACTTTAGAAATACTTTATATACTCATATTATTATTTTAAATTACATAAGTCAATACAAAAATAAAGTAGGATTAATTTCCTGCTTTTTACATTATAATTTTTTTTAAAAAGTGTTATCTAACATCTGTTATATTTGAATTAATCTAAATTAGATTGAATTTGGTGCAAACAAAGTGCAAACAAA